CGTCGTCGTTCATCACATTGTCGAAGTACACCGGCACAGGCGGTGTCAGATTGTTGTACGCCGTCAAAAGCGGAGACTCGAAGATGGCGCGGACAGCTTGGTAGTTCATTCGGGTTTGGCGAGTCGGATGCCACGCTCTAGGGCTTTTTGCATTTTGCCTCCTCTTGTATATGTCGTGTACCAGTCAAGGGGTGCTGTGCTGCGAGATTTACCCGTACCGGAGACATCGCCTCGCTTTCCTACGTCTGGCCGTTTGCCTCTAGCGACAACCGTGCCTTCAGGGGGAGTTCCGGGGTATGTAAATTCCTCCCGTGGTACATCTGCTAGATCCATAGCAATAGCCGCGTGCTCGGCGGTGTTGCGAATAATGAATTTAGTTACACGTTCTACTTCCCGTTTTGTTAGGGGTAACTGCGGTATATTTCGGAGATTGTATGGATACACTCCGGTACTTGTGCCAGCTGCAGGAGACTCAGCTACCCAGCTATTTCTGAACTCGCCACTCCAATTTGGACCGGCCTCTGCTAGACCATTCATAATTTCTTTGGCCGCATTACGCGCTAAATTATTCGCCCATTTGTATGCGTCTCGCTCTAAGTCGCGTAAGGTAGCCATTACTGGGGCCTCAGGAGGATGGAATGGACTACGGGGTTTTCGCCGCGTGATGTTTTGCACATGATGATGCGACCTGTTTTGGTGCTGCCGTTCTGGCTGTATTGGATGCGGTCGCGGACACTAGGTACATATGCTCCAAGCTCGGCGTTACCGATAATGACTTTTAAGTCGCTTGTTTGGTAGGCACCTTCAAATTCTTCGGGTTTGGCCTCAAAGATTAGTGCGCGAACCGTCAGGCTGGTGTCAGCTCCAGTGACTGTGCCGGTAGTGGCGTTATAGACAGGGCTGGCGTTGGCTTTTAAGTAGGTGACGTTCTGGCCCCAGTCGGCTAACAGCTGGGCGGGGATTGCTGCAAATGTGGTATCGACGAGGCTCATGTCATCCCCTCACAATGCGGACCTGATAACCGCCTGAGCCGCCGAGTGTGTAAGCGCCTAGGTATGACTGGAGCCAAGGATAGACATCGAAGATATTGTTGACCGTGCCAGTGGCTTGTGTTGTTTTGTTGTACTTGACCTTGAGGTCGCCTAGGGCAACTTCGTCGTACAGACCAGTGGTGCCGGTGTTGCCCGTTACGGCGTCGGTGTCGTTGGCTAAAGCACGCGCCAGTTCGTAGGTGGCGTACTTAATCTCGACCGGAATGGCACTGCACACCAGTTCGACCTGATCGACGTTGTAATTGTTGCGCGGCCACTTCAATGCTTGGTCGTTATCGCAGCGGTCGCCGTAGAAATTCAAACTGTCGATCCAGCGGGTTGCTGAGATCAGTGAGCGGTTCTTTTGGTCGTCGGTTTTGTCGTCCCAGGTGGAAGAGTCGGGGACAGTCTCGAAGTAGGCGTCAGCTTCCGCCAGCGTGACGTAGCTGTTCGCCGAAGCTCCACTCAAAGTGGCGTCGATGACAGCTGCCACAGGTACTTACTAACGCTTTTGTCTCAGTGTAGCGGCAATAAAAAAGCCCCACCCGGAGGTGGGGCTAGCTGGTGGCTCGCGCTTATCAGGAAGGAATAGCGGAAGTGTCCAGCGGGGTGTTCACGATGATCTCGACCATGGGGATCAGGTCGATGTCGTAGGTAGCGGTCCAGTTGCCGGCGGTGGCAAGGGCAGCGTTGGTCGGGTTGTCCGAGGCGGAACCCCACTTGGTACCCATCACGTGATAGGCGCTGTGGTAATCCACCGAGAGGACATCCTGCTTCGACAGCACGTTGCGGTCGGCCTCGATGCGCAGGTCCTGCTGCACACCTTCCAGGATGGTGCCCGACTTGGTGAGGAAGCAGCGGAACTCGCTCACGTGGGTGGCGGTACCAGGACGCACAGTGTTCACTGCGGGGTCCATGATCACGCGCATACCGGCGAACTCGCCGATGCTGCGTGCGCCAACGCCCACGCCGCCACCGCCCCAGGTCACGGCGCCAGAAGCGGCCAGTGCGCTGGTGCTGAAGGTCAGGAGGCCCACCTGGTAAAGGTAGAAGCCAACCGACGGGTGGACCACCAGGGTGTCGAGCTCGTCGCCACGCTCACCGAGGAGGGCGCGGCCGCGTGCCACGGTGGCAGCGGTCAGGAAGTTGGCTTCGGCTTGACCCGAGGTGGTGCCAACAGCAACGTCCAGGGAGTGGCCGCTCAGAGCGGTGCCGAACAGACCGGCCAGCTGGCTGAACAGACGAGCGCTGTTCAGTTTGTTGATCGCATCAGCAAGTTGGTTGCGGATGTGCAGCATGGGGTCTTCCCCAGCAGCCAACATCGCAACGTCGTCCACTGCATACGCAAATCCACGATGGCAGATGGTTGCGATCTGGGTGGCAGTGCCGATCTTCTGAGGAGTCAGATAGCCAGCGGTGCTGGTACCCCAGGTGGCGGTGCCGTCCATGATCTCCTCAGTGGGAGACACGGGGTTGAACTCGGGAACCTGGATGCGGGTGCCGCCTTCGCGGGCATCCAGCAGAGAGTTGCGAACAACAGCGCCGCTCTTCAGGAAGAGGCTGCGCTCCTTGATCGCCTCAGACACGTAGGTGCTGAGATTATTGCGCTTGACGATATCCGCGAGAAGGACACCGCCGGAATAATTCTGAAATGGTGCGGCCATTTCAAGACTCCAAAAGGTGGGTGGGTTTGGGGTTCAAGTCACAGACCTGAATTGGGGGTGTCCCACGGGGACTTACCGACCCGCTTCTCTCTTCAGCACGGCTGCGAGATCAGGGTCGGAGGCTTCCAAGGCCATTTGCCTCGTTAAGTTAATACTACCTTCCTTCCAGGGGTTAGCCATTCCAGGGGCAATCGTGGAATTAGGTGTCGGTTTGGCACCCATCCCAGCAGCACTGCTCGGTTTGAAATGATGCTCGAATCCCGAGCCGGGATTCTTAAGGTTGGAAAGATAGGTGTTAATGTCTTGTTCAACGCCTCCATTCAATACAACAACACTGCCGCTGTCGTTTTTACGCAGGTTGTTTTGCAGCAACAGGAGCATTTGCTCGGAGTTGATTGCTCCAGCCTGGTTAATAGCGGAGAGCGCTGTTGTTTTGAGGGCGGCGTGTTCGTTTGATGTGCGCAGGTCTTCCAGCTGGCGTTGGAGGTCGGCGATGGTTTGGTCTTTTTCCTGGGCGGTTTTGTTGGCTTCCTCCCAGAGATCTTTCCATTGGCCTTGGTCTTCCAGCGTTTTCTTGCGCTGGTCGTCCTGCTTTTTGTACACCTCGTCAAGCTTGTTTTTGATGCCCAGGAATTTTTCCTCGGCTTCAGTAGCTTGTTTTTTGAACGCAGCAATCTGACTTTCGTAGTCAGCCCGGAGGGCCGCAGAATTGTCAGGTTGAGGAGCGGTGTCGGCTCCAGCCACGGGCTGGTCAGGAGTCACCACGGGTGTCTCCTGGATGACTTGCTCTTCCATACTCAGAACTCGTACTCAGCGGTTTGGGAAATGGTTTCTTCGGCCTTGGTGCGGCGCTTTGGTTTGGGAGGTGTGGCGGGTTCTGCAGGTGCAGACGGTCCACGGCCGACATAAGCGTCGGTCAAATCCACAAGTTGCCACTTGTAGGTGCCGTCCGGTTGCAGAACTTTGTCAAGCGATTCGGCCATGACAAAGATGTAAGTGCAGATGCACTCTACTGCACTACACGGATTCCGATGCGTTCGAGAGAATTTCGCCCTGGACCAAGATCTGACGGAACTCGTCACGATCCAGTACGCCTTGGCCGAATAGTGCAGTAAGGGCGGTGATGTCTTGCCCGATCAGGCGGTCGATGTCGAAGTCGCGGCTGATGCTCACCTCGGGTGGTTCCAGCTGTAGATAGGCGGCGGCGAGGTTGAAGCTGCGCTGCAGGCTTTGCTCCAGGTCCATGGAGACCATTGAGAGCATGGAGTTGGTGTCTACGCGGTCTAGGCGGCGGGCGTCGGCAGATTCGGCGACGAATTTCTGCTGGCTCAGCGTGCTAATGCCAAGCGTCGCCATCTGTTGCTGCAGTTCGCGGATCTCGTTGGTCTGCGCATCAAATGCGTTGGCTGCAGGCTCCACGTAGTAGATCTTGTTGCCCGGTTGGGTGGCGATGCCGTAGTTGACGCTCACCGCCATGTCCTTGGTCTGATCGTCCCAGCCCTCTAGGACAAGCATCGGTTGGGAGGCGATGTGGAGGCTGTGGATTAGGTCTGCTTGGCGTTGGAAGTGCGCCAAGTTCAGGTAGGCGATGTCGAGCAGCGGGGGCTTGCTCACCATCGTGTCCATCTTGTTGGAATACAGCGTTACGAGGGGGATCTCGCCCAAGCTGTAGTCGCCAGACTCCACCAGTTCGTAGTCGGAGGTGCTGGTGGTGGCGTCGAAGGCGTTTGGATAGGGGAAGCCGCCGACTTGTTCTTTCTTGGTTTCTGTCTGGCGGTAGATGCGGTAACGGCCGGGTTCGATGACACGTACTTGGTCGAATACCTTTTCGCCGAACTCGCCGTCGGGTAGCACCGCTTTTTCGGCGATGCGGACCTGGATCAAGTTGCCGTAGTTGACCTCGCGGTCCAAGCGCCAGCCGTAGATGTTGGCGGGGTCGATCTCGATCCAGTACGGGCGGCGGCCTAAGGCGCGTTCTTCCGCCAAACTGCGGGCGCCAGAAGGGGCCGGGAAATCAACCAGTGTGTGGCAATGCCCGTAGGTCAGGGCGCAGATCAGGCTGCGGCGGGCGTACTCATCCAGGTCAGAACCACATCCGTCTACGTTTTTCGAGAACACCTCGGTCCAGTACGAGTCGCCGGTCAACGTGATCGGTTTGCGAAGGATCAGACCGGCGGCGGCACGAATCAAACGCTGCGTGTAAGGAGAAAATACGGCGCGGTTTACACGGCCGAGGTACGCCGTGTAATCCTCGCGGGGTTCCAGTGGGAGGAAGGCTTCGCTGTTTTCGCGGAGATACTCGGTGCCGAGTGTCACCGCTTTCATGATTTCCCAGCCCTTCATCTGGTCCATCACGGCGGCGGTGCGCGTGAAGGGATTATCAGAACCACCCATGTAGGTGGAGCTGACGAGGTGGGTGCGGATGCGGCCGGGAACGGAGTAGGTCATTTAGTCACCATTTTTCGCGGTTTGCCCAGTAGGCGGCCGACATCTTTCCTTTTTTAATGTTAGCTGCGTGCCTAGCCTTGAACGCCTCGCGGCGTTTGCGGTCGGCCTCGCTTTCGCCGGCTTTCTTGGGTGATCCAGAGACGCCCTGTTGGCCGAAGCGGATTAGTTTTACTTGGTCGCCTTCTTTTGCGAGGACTACGTGTGATTTAGTGGGATGTTTTGGGGTGCGTTTGGGCTTGTTGTAGCCGTCGAATTTCTCGCCGCGATACTCAATCATCGTCGTCCTCCTCGTCGTCGGGGTCGTTGATTGGCACCAGCACTTCGATGCCTTGGGCCAACATTGACACAAATCCGCCCAGAATTTCGGGGTTCTGGGGGGATTTGAAGACGAATGTGGCGTGCGTGAGGCCGTCTTCAGCATCTATTTCGATGTGGACACAGCCTCCGTTTACAGTCTGGATTGCCATTAGCCGTGATAAGCAACACCAATGTGAGGGACAATGCTCGGTGTGCCAGAACTGATGGATGCAAGGCGCATACGTATTTTGTTGCAGGGTTTTCCGGTATAGAAATAGATATATTGGCCGTCGGAGTTAATAGTTTTGCTGGTATCTAGTTCGTACCAGTTGGCGCC